CCAAGGAAAACCGGTTAGCCTTGAAACGGTACAACGTATGTACTCGTACTTGTCCAGGGCTGCGGAATATTACGACCCAAACGACCGCGAGGCGTGCGGTACTATTTCGTATCTCCTTTGGGGCGGTAAAGCTGGCCTACGTTGGGCAACCAAGATTCTACGCCAAGAAGGGAAACTAGACGCAGCACAAGTAGACGCGGTTGTAATTGACGGGCGTATGGCCTACAGGGATAAAAACGAGGCGCTAGAGATTGCCGAAAGTATCGGGTGTGAAGGGGCGCACATTCACGTAGTAAACAACACGGTGTACTGGATGCCTTGTAAAACGCACTAATGAACTGGACCGAACGCACCCTTTACGAGTTCTTGCAAGTGTGGGTAGATGACCTAACCCTATACCCCGACCAGTATAACCGTTGCGACTGTTTCAGCGCAAAACACGCGCTAGAAGTAGAACTAAAATGCAGGGAGGTACACTACCACGCCTTACTTATTGAAAAGGAGAAGTACGAGGCACTACTAGAACGGGCCAAGAAAAACAACCGCCGCCCGATTTACGCCAACACTACCCCGGCAGGGGTTTGGGTATGGGACTTAAATACTACCGCAGAACCTTTATGGGAAGTCCGAGAAATGCCACGTACCACCCAATGGGAAAACGAAAAGGTAGACAAGGTAGTAGGGTTTTTAAAAGTGACAGACGCAAAACAACTAGGATGACCCACGGAAGTTTATTTTCAGGAATTGGAGGTTTTGACCTAGCAGCCGAGTGGATGGGATGGAAAAACGCTTTCCATTGCGAGTGGAACGAATTTGGACAAAGAGTACTTAAACACTATTGGCCCAAGGCCGTAAGTTATGGAGACATCACAAAAACTAACTTTAGTAGATGGAATGGAACAGTGGACGTTATTTCCGGAGGATTCCCCTGCCAGCCGTACTCAAGCGCAGGAAAACGACTTGGCAAAGAGGATGAACGCCACTTGTGGCCCGAAATGCTTAGAGCAATTCGCGAGGTTTCCCCGCGTTGGGTCGTGGGCGAAAACGTTCGCGGGCTTGTTAATTGGAATGACGGCCTGGTATTCGACGAGGTGCAAGCTAACTTGGAAGCTGAAGGGTACGAAGTCCAACCGTTTCTACTTCCAGCTGCAGGTGTCAACGCTCCACACAGAAGGGACCGAATTTGGTTTGTTGCACAAAAAAGAAATGCTACCAACACCAAGTGCGTTCGATTGGAACACGGCAAGAAAACCAGAGACATACGAGAAAGCAAGGCAGAGGCACAAAGAGAAGGGCGTGAACCTTCAAATGCCATCATAAACTTCAACAAGTGGAAAGAGGGTGGATGCTATTACGAAGAACCAAACAAGTAAACGATATGACATTCGAGAAATTCTATTTCATCACCAAGTTGTGCGAGAAGTACGACGAAGGTGTAGAGTTCCCCACGTACGAGGATATGTACGTCACAGCGAGAGTGTGCTGGGAGGAATTCAGCGAGAGCAAGTACTACCAATTCCAAATAAACAAAGAGGGTATTGGCCCTGCTGTTGAGGAGTACATTACTGAGAACCTATTCCAACAACCCACATTTATATATCAACGAATCAAAACAGCATACCCAAGCGCATCCGAGAGGCGGGTGGGAAGACTTCCCAACTCAACCCCCGGTTTGTGGCGGAAATGATGGGCTTTCCGGCGGATTGGACGGAATTACCTTTTCAAAGTGGCGAAACGAAAGTATAAAGGCATACGGCAACGCAGTAGTTCCCCAAGTAGTACACCAAATTTTTAAGGCGATAGAAGAATATGAAACTACTACAAGCCGCCCAACTGACGGGCTACCGCAGACGTAAAGACCGTACCGTAAGTGTTACGTTCACTACGCAAGAGGTACTAGACATTTCCCAAATAGACCAAATGGCAACCGATGAAAGCGGGGGTATACTATACTTTCGGGCAGATGACCAAATGAAGTTCAACCAGGCCGAGGTCGAAGAACTAGACGCGATAGAGTTAGACCTATACGACCAGCCCAAGAAGCAAAGCCAAAGGTTACGCGCCGTTCTTTACAAGGTCTGGGAACAAGAAGGAGAAGGCGAGTTTAGAGAGTACTACCGACACCAAACCGAACGAATCATAGAACACTTTAAAAGCAAGTTAGATGCCGATACCTAAACCCAAGCACAAAGAGAAACGAAAGGACTACATCCAGCGTTGTATGTCCGACGAGGTTATGAATACAGAGTACCCAAACGAGAAACAACGCCTAGCAGTTTGCGCGGTACAATGGTCCCAAAAGTACTTGTAACAAGAAAGTTTATACTTTTACAAAATAACGAAAACGGTTATAGGTAGATGCCAGCAGGGGTAAAGTACGGAGGTAGAAAGAAGGGGACACCCAACAAGGTTACGGCGCAAATGAAAGCCTTGGTAAAGGACGCGCTAACGGTACACCTTTACAGACTGGAAGAGTACCTAGATGAACTACCGACAAAAGACCGCCTAGACGTTATCGCAAAGCTACTGCCGTACATTATGCCCAAGGCAACCGAAACGGTAGAGATTATACAACACAATAAACCGCCGACCTGGTTTGAAGCAACCGAAGACGTACCACGACCTAAGGAACTGCCGCCAAAGGATTAGCCTACACCAAGGAGGCACACGTTCTGGGAAGACCTACAGTTGTTGCCAAATCCTGGCAGAGTATTGCTGGCACAACCAAGATGCCGGGCAGGTTATCTCTATTGTCCGGAAAACATACCCCGCGTTACGTGCTACGGTTATGCGGGACTTTATCGAAATACTAGAATCGCAAGACTGGTATAACCCCAACGACCACAACAAGACAGAAGGCACGTTAAAGCTATTCGGAAACCTAGTAGAGTTCTTTTCCCTTGACCAGCCGCAAAAGGTCAGGGGCAGACGCCGAAATGTGCTTTACGCGAGCGAGGCCAACGAACTGACATTGGAAGACTTCCGACAGCTAAGCTTCCGTACACGGGACAAGATTATTCTAGACTTTAACCCGTCCGATCCTTTCCATTGGTTATACGAATTGCCTAACCGGGAAGACTGCACCCTTTACAAATCGACGTACAAAGACAACCCGTTTCTTAGTCCTGAACTTGTCCGGGAGATCGAACTACTCAAAGAGTCGGACCCGGACTATTGGCGTATATACGGAGAGGGCGAGCGGGCAACTAACCGCCGTGCTATTTACTTGGCTACCGAGGGAGAGAAACCGGATACCGCCAAGCTATTGGGTTACGGTTTAGATTGGGGTTTTACAAATGACCCGACCGCAGTAGTAGCAGTCTACAAACAAGACAACGCCCTGTACCTAGAAGAACTACTGTACGAACGTGGGCTAGTCAATAGCGAAATTGCCACGAAGTTAGAAGCCCTAGACCTTGGCCGGGAATACATTATAGCAGACTCGGCAGAGCCTAAGAGTATCACAGAACTGAAACGATACGGGTACAACGTACACCCAAGCCAAAAGGGGCCGGATTCTATCCGCAGGGGTATAGACCTTCTCAAACGTCACAAGCTTTACTACAAGGGCCAGAACTTGCAGAAGGAGTTCCATACGTATAAGTGGAAGATCGACAAGGAGGGGAACAACGTAAACAGCCCCGAAGATGCAAATAACCACCTGTTAGATGCGGCGCGGTATGTATGTCTTAACTTGCTGCAACCGAAGTACACGGGTAAATATTACATAGGATGAAAGCTAAACAAGTAGAGTTCTACAAGACGCAGTTAAAGAAGTGGCGACAGGAACGCCGCAAGGCAGACGCTATTGTACGTATGTGCCGCGAACGTCTTGAAGACCTAGAAGGGAAAAAATGAAAGTACAAGTACCTACCAGTCTGGACGCTATTACCGTAGCCCAGTATAAACACCTGCGTACCCTTGACGACATCCAAGACCCGTTAGAGCAGCTGCGTAAAAAGATTACGTACCTATGCGGGATAACCGAGAGCCAACTAGACCAACTAACCGAAGACAGTTTTACGCAACTGGTTAACGCTATTTCCAAAATAGGGGCTAACATAAAGGAACGCTACCCGCTGGAAACGTTCGTAGATATTGACGGGGTGCAGTATGGGTTTAACCCGGACCTGTCGCGTATTACGCTAGGCGAGTTTGCAGACATTGAACACCTATGTCAAGACGGAGCAGAACAGAACCTAGAAAGTATTCTATCTATCCTGTACCGACCCGTAACAAAAAAGCGGGGAGACTTCTACCAGGTAGCCCCCTACACCGGGACCGACGGA